GCAACCACGAACAGCAGCCCTGCCTTCACTTGCTTTACTTCGGGGAAGTGCTTGAATACCGCAAGAGACAGAATCTCCAACTGCTTGGTGTCGGCATACTTGCTTGACTTACCTGTCTTGTAGTCCACAACCAAAGCACGTTCACCTTTCAAGATAATCAAGTCAGCAATACCACGCCACCAAACTTGTTTATCATAAAAGTCACATGGGTTGAATGCCCGGTCTATACCTAGCTTGTACTCACAAAGATGTTGTCCTTCACGCTTACGCAGTAGCTCAAGGGACTCGCTCATAAATGCAAACCGTTCGGGGATAGGCGTACCGTCCCGTATAAATTCCTCTGCAACCTTATGTGCCTCCAGCCCATAAGTCATCTGCTCTGAGGGCGGCTCCTTGATATCCTTCTTAACCCGTAGTCGATAGTACTTGTAAGGGCACTGCTTAAACAGATCAAGAGAAGAGTACGACCATGTGTACTTAATCGGTGGTTTTTCGTCCATACTTCCTCTTGGGTGTTATGTCGGCAATGCCGCCATCTTGGGTAGGGTTACGTACATGCATAAACTCATTGGCTAATTCAAATGCTCTGCTAGGTATTGAAGCGTTATCCCCCCTTGCCAGCAGCGCTGCCATAGCGAACATTGCAGCCAAGTCACGTAAGTTCTGTTCATGTTCGGTCATTGATGTCCTTTAACATTAACTGGCGAGTTATCTCCATTGCGTCTTTCCAGTTTTGCCGTAGCTGTTCTATTGCTTCTTGTTGCTCTTGCATACGTATATAGGCATCAGTACAAAAGTTAGCTAGGTTCTTGTTGCTCCAAGCCGCGAAATTTGGTAGTTCTTTCATCTTTTCTCTCCGGTGAACGAGTTGGTTTAGGGCAATTTTCGGGGGGGACAATAACACACCATACCGCAGTCCATTGCTTTCTGTGGGCTACCCAACGATCTACATACGCATCAGGCATTTCCTTTAACGCCCTCGATATAGGACTAAGGGGTTTCTCAATGCGCTCAGCTATTTCAGAAACAGTCAGGCCGTCATGGTATTTTTGTAGCACCATCCTTATAGCGTGGTGGTTTGACTTATGCATTATCCCCCCGTACCCCAAAGACATCAATGATCTCAGTTGAGATACGTTGTAGTGTGACCGCATCGCCCACATCATGCTTTTCATTAGTGCGCAGCAAGCGTTGTATTTCTCTGAGTGCTGCCCACGCTTCATCGGCATGTATGGCATCGAGCACTTCAAATTTTTCTTCGAGTTGGATTGTTACTTTCATGATTTATCCTTGTTAAGTAGCTTGTCATAGTGAGCAATTACATCTTTATTTTTTTGTTCAAGAACGCCTAGAGCGGCTAATACTTTTGATGTATTACCTTTACAGGCATATTCATACAATTCAGATGATGGTGTTATCCAAACATCGCCAACCAAAACTGACTTCCATACTGGCCCCCTTTTTGGTATTTTCAAAATTGGAGCATCGTTCGTAAGTTCGGTTACCCTAACGTAAGAATGGTGTTTTTGCTGCAATTCGTATTCACTAGGACGGTTTACACGGGCAAAAATAAATTGCTTATCCCATGTGTCAAACACAGCCCATATTTCATATCGAAGCTGTGATGGATGCAGCTTCATGTGTTCTTCTCCTTTGGTTTAAACAAACCCATTGCAAGAAACCAATCTTGGAACACATCAGCAGGGCGGCATCCTAAGAATATGCCCCTGCTATCACGCACCTTGGATATGGCGGCAACTATATCTTTCCAATCATCTTGGTTCAAGCCAAATTGCATGCCCGGCTGCTCCCCAAAATCACGCGCTTCTTGCGCGTCTATTATTTTGTTTGCCATATCCAAAGCATTGCGCAAGCGCAGCAATTCAAGCTCTATGTCTTTTAGTTTGGCAATGGCATCAAATGTTTTTTCTTGTGAGTTCATGTGTTCCATCTTTCTGTTAGTGCAATGGCGTTTTCTTTAGTTGTAAATACCGCTCCGGGCTTATCCCTAAATCGTAAGCAGTTGAAACCCTGCGCGTTGTAGATACCGTGTGCGCCATCGGGGTATGTGGCGTTCATCGCAAATGATTTGTACGGCGGCCTAGCAAAGTACGGGTTAGGTTCCGCAGATTTCGCGTCATTGCATGCAAACGTGCTCGCTGTAATAACAATAAGTGCTTCAATCTCAGTCATGTGTTCTTCTCCTATTTAATTCCAAGCAAGTGCTTTACACGGTACTTCAAGATAAGCCAAATGCTTTGGTTGCGTAAACGCTCCAGTAACTCAGCCCGCTCCAGTAGTAACTCGCTGTTATGCATAGACAGTAAGTTCCATGCTTTCTCAATATCTTCCTGTTTCATGTGTTCTTCTCCTTAATAAGAGCTTGCAGTGTTTTGCCAAAATTAATTTGTCCCCACGGCATAGGCGCACCACGGTGAATCTTTACAAGATCGTAGTAGACCTGTTCAATCTGACTGTCTGTCAGGTCAACCCACGGGCGCTTTTCTTCCAAGCGTTTCTTCACCCATTCATCCCATATCTTGTTCTTATCCTCGTTGAGAAGCCAAGAAAACTTATATATCTCCGGCGTCATTTGTTTGATGCCAGCTTCAGCGCCAAGTCTAGCCAGCTTTTCCATCAGTCGTTCAGTCATTGTTCTTCTCCTTTAGTTTGGCTTCTACTGCATGGGCAAACTCCATCCACTTGCTTCCATACACATTGGTTGCATCAAACAAGTCTAATATTTCCTCATCCGTCAGCTTTACCCACGGGCGCTTGTAGACTTGAATATCGTCATCGTCCAACTTGTCCTGCGCCGCTGCTTTCTTTGATTTAAATCCTGTCATACTGATTCCTTTAGTAATTTGTTTAATGTAAACGGCGCATGCATCTGCCCATGAACATTGGCGTTTAGTTTCGGCTGCAAGAAATGTATGTAGAGCGACTCCAATGTATTGAGTGAAGAAGTTTCGCAAGGGATAAACGCATAGCGGTCAAATTTCTTATGGCTATGTTGGCTTATCCTTGAATGAATGTTTACAGATTGCCCAACATAAACAACTTCATCTTCATCAATCAAAAAATAAACGCCAATAAGTTGCTGCCAAGGGATAGAGGTTTTTACTATGTCTTCACGTTTTATCAATGTTTTACTTTGCAGCTTGCATGACACAGTGTTCATAGTCTCCATTGTCTGTAACAATAGTAATTTATTTTCTAACTCAGCTATCTTTTCCCCTAGCCCATCAGCGTACTGCTGCGCCTGTGCGTGTGCCGCCTCTCGCTTTTCCCTGTTTGCTTTCCTTGTTGCAACACTTTTTGCAGTAGCTATTTTTCGCTGCTCCGGTGTTATGTGGTTCATGTTGTTCCCCTTGCTCTAATTAAGTCAGCGCATTGATAAGGGCCTGCAACGTCAGCTATCTTTGCGCACTCCTCACGCTCGTGTGCTGCTACCAAAGCGGCAAAGGCTTGCATAGATGATAAACAAACTCCATCTTTGTTGCTATTTGCAAACTCATCTTCAAACTCTCTGTAAACCATCCCCGCTTGCTTTGCTAGTTCAATGATATTCATCACTTCCCCCATATTGCAACAGCAAGCATTGTTAAACCAGCCACCACAAACATAAAAGCAATCAAGCCTTTCAATGTGGCGGCAATATCTTCTATGGGGTCTTGCTCAAGCCCATTACGTGCATAGGCATCGTTGACCCGTTTGATGTCTTCTTCACTCATCATTTGGCACCCTCCTCGATTAAATCATTTACTCTCCTGTATACATCAACGTAAAAATTTGCCCACTCCTTGGCAGGCACGCCCGCTGCGCGGCCTGCATCAACCACAGCCATGATTGCGCGAAAGAATTTAACCCGTTCTTCTTCGGGGAGTGTTTTAACGTGTTCTTGTAATGTCATTTGTTATGTTCCTTGAGCATTGCGTCTGCCATGTTGTATGAGGCTGCGGCAACCCAATCCCAGCCAGAACCGCGAATATCGTCTTCGTAATCGGCTCCAGTAGCAAGCAGCCCTTGCATAGCCAGCCCCGCAAAGTGGTCACGCAAGGTCATGTCCCTTGCAAAGCCGCCGGTCTTAACCATCCAGTCGGTGTAGTTGAAAGCCAGTTCTACGTTGTCTTTCATTTCATTTTCTCCTTTAAGTAAAATTCCATTGCAATTTGGTATGCGTCAAGCATAGGCAGTAAAAAGCTTCCGTTGTAGTAGTAATACGTTGGCTTGCTTTCGTCCACCGATGTGACCGTTACGCCATCAACAACATGGTGAAATCTTGTTTGTTCCATTCTTATTTCATAGCCCTCGGCTTTAGCTACTGCCAGCTTTAAATCTATGGAGCCAATTGGCACGTAGTTACGTATCGTTTCCCCTTGAGTAATTAGCTGGTGCATAGCTATTACAACCTTACGTTGCCTGCGCAGTTAATTTTTTCTTTTTGTAGTATTCACGGTTATATGCGCGGCGTTGTTCTACATTTTTCCAATACCAAGCTTTTTTGCTATCACCTTTTTGTTTTGCTTCTTCAAGATTTTTTTTAATATTTCGGCGCTCCGCAATAGCTGCTTTGTTTCTTGCGTAGTATTCACGCTTCTGGCGATTCCTGCGTTCTTCTGCGGTCTCTTGCGTGACTAACTTATTACCCTTGTTTTTTATTTGATCTATCTGCAAAGAAACAATTGTGTTGTTCTGAAACCGAACAATCTCGCGCAACTCATTTAGTTCTTTCTCTAGTGTATTTAAACGTGCAAAAATATTCCATTTCATTTTGTTTTCTCCTTGCCTTGATCGGCAATATAAATGTTTAAACGATCTATCCTCTTTGTGTTGTACTGAACAATAGATTGCGCGTACTCCACGGCTGTCTCTGCTTCCAGTTTTTCTAACTTGGCTTCTTCTATTTCCCTGTTAACCATTTCCATGTGAGTTGGCTGACGCATATAGTTAACAATAAAGTCAAGCATTTTCATAAACAATTTCCTTTTTATACACCTCTGTAATCCAAAATCCATCGTCATTTATAAGCATGCCTTTCTCCATCATTTCTTCTGGAGTTCTGCATCTGCGGTTTACGCCATAATTTCCTGTTCGGTGCACATCAAAAGCAGTGTTGCTGTTGAAGTACTCTTTGCAGCTTTGGCATTGGTTTCGTCTGCCTGTTAATTTCATTTGGTGTTTCCTATGATCATTTCTTTAAACAGTTCATCTGAGATTAGCTCTGCAAATGACTGACCGCTAGGGAATCGCATCTGAGCAGCAGGCAAGTTCTTGATCAACTCCATAGAAGCCTTGATGCCATCGTTAAACCCAGAGGCGTAAGTCCCATCAGACATTCGCATAGCTACTCCCTCCCGTATAAGCTGCGCCATAGTTATCTTTTTGACCTTTGCAAACTTGCGCAAAATGCTGTGGTCTGCTTCAGTCATGTACGTCATAAAAGGCTTTAACTTGCTCATATGCCAACCTTCCATGTTTCAAACTCTTTGAGGATCTCATCAAACCTGTATTTGGCTGAGATGTTCCCATTGAGCTCTGTGCGGGAATCAATGCCGCACTCATGGCATAGAGCGTCTGCCGTCTCCTCCTCTGTGCAGTCTTTCCCAGCGTATGCATGGCTAATAAAAGACTGGAACATTGGGTTGCGGCAAAGGATCCCCGCCTGCTGTGTACGGTTGCTGTATTCGGTGGCAGACTCATCATCTTTGAGTCTTACCATGACACATGCGTAACGCGCCCCGACAAAGTCCCGAATAAGTTCTTCGGGCAACTCGTCAGGGTGTATAGCTAAGGTCAAAACAAAACCGGATCGGTCTTGCTTTAACGCTATCTTCCTAGATTCAAATTGAAGTGTCATATCAGAAGGGGATGTCTTCATCAGGGAAGTCTTGAGGCTGATCTTCGTGACGTACAGTTCCGCCATCGTCCTTCGGTATAAACCTGTTTACACCAATAGATAGGTATACCTTACCGGCCTTATCAATCTTCTTCCAGCCACTAAGTTTGATCACATGGCAACCATCTTCAATTTTGATGGCGGTCAAGTCTTTCAGATTGATCCGGATGTCGCCCCAGTAGTCAGGGCTGTTAGAGGTTTTTTTAGACCCCTGCGCACGCAGAGTTCCGGTGTCTGGTTTAGGTTTATATGGGGTATCGTAATTAGCCATTTTTGGTTCCTTGGGTAAAAGTTTTCTTCATAGTGGAGAAGTGATCCAGCACACCTTTAAACAGGTCAGCGTGCGTCTGCTTTAACGACTCCAACTGCAATTGGTTGTTCATCCAATAGCTGTTGAGGTCATCAACCGTGGTGCAGATATCGGCGTACTTAATCATGCCGTCTGCAAATAACTGGCGGGAAGCATCGGAGTTGTCCCACTCTGTAGGCTGGGGACGCTTCTTCGCGGGGATGTCATGCTTTTCCACTATCTTCTTATATGCAGGGGCATGCTCCTTGTTCATAAGATCACCCATAACTTCCGTCTTGGGTGGCTCCTCTGAATCAGGGGGCAGATCCTCTCCGCTATATATGTACAGCCCGAGTCCATGCATAGCAATAGCCTTGACCAAGCACCGCATGATTGATGTGTTTACATCAAAGGAGTTAGGCGTAGGAATAGGCTTGTTGCGGTAATCCAAAACAGGCAGCATGCAAGTCATAGGCTTATCAAACATAGTCACGGTCACCCAAACCATGTAGGTTCCACCAACAGACATCAGGGGATTGCCCTCAAATAGCTTGACCTCCCAGTTAGCCTTGGGGTCAGCCTTCAGCACCTCAGTCCAAGCCCATGCCCATGACAGGTATGTCAGGCCGTTCTTCTTCTCTGTATGCTCGTTTACATTTATCTTTAACAGGTCTACTTGGTTCATTCAAAACTCCTTGCGTAACTTACATAAATAAAATCATTTGCCTCAAACACTTCAACAAACCAGTGCAGCGTGTTCATTGTTTCCCGCAAATCATTTACAACCTCTGCTAAGTTCATCTTCTCAAAAGCAAAATTAGCCTTTGAATCTTTTTCCAATAACTTCTCAATGCGCCCCAAAGCTTCGCTTGCTTCGCTATGCATAAGCGTTACTTTGGCGATTGACTTCGCCTTGGTATTGGCTGCACCACTGGGCCACTTGGCAGTAGTTTCCTGCGCAGCGCCTTGGTTCTCCGAGTCTTGTTTCGACATATCCTTTTTCCTTTACTGCCATCTCTTTGGCTTCTTCTACATCGGTTAATACACGGATCGCAGTCTTGCGACCCTCTCTCTTCACGGCAAATGTCGTTTCCGACATCCAGCGTTCTGCGTTGGAGCAGGGCGGTAGCTCTTCTCCAAAATCTCTTG